CAGAGCAGCCCACGAGTACAAAGGTCGCGATGATGTTTCTCTTTCTCAAGAAATGAAAGAGTATATTGACAATAATGGCCATGCCATGACTGACGTTGATATTGCAAAAATAATTTTTGATGACCCCACACTTACCAACTTACACAAAGAAGCTCGCCTCGTAGCAGAATACAGGAAAGAAAACAACATAGAACAAACACTTGTTCCAGCCCCGCTTTCCAACAATGTTCCAGTAGAAGATTATAAACCGCCAAAAACTATGAACCTTGCGATCACCAAGGTCAACAAATATCTTCTCGATGCGATTAACAAAGAAAAAATAACTGCGAAACAAAAACTACAAGTACAATCACTGATTAGTTACTTGCATACATATAGATTTCTGCATCAAATCAATTCTTATGAAAGTTTAAACGATAGGGAATTATTTGAATCTAGTTTTGTTAGATACACCCATGACAAAGAAGATTTAACACAAGAAGAGGTTGACCAATACATTGTTTTATCTTCTGAGGTTGTTATTGCATCTAACATACAAAGAAGAGTTGAGCATCTTCAAACGCTTCTAGATGAGGCAGCGCAAGACACAGAGGGTAGAAGAATCTCAATGTCTTTAGTTGAAGCTATTGGTAAAGCTCAAAATGATTACCATCAGTCTGTTAATAGACAACAAAAACTTCTGGAAAGCTTAAAAGAAAAAAGAAGTGATAGACTTAAAAATCAAATAAAAGAAAACGCCAGCATAATTAACTTAGTGCAACTCTGGAAAGAAGAAGAGTCTAGAGAAAAGCTAATAAAATTAGCAGAGCTTAGAAAGCAGGTTGTAAGCGATGAGGTTGAGAGACTCTCATCTATGGATGAAGTTAAAGCTAGAATTTTAGGTTTGAGCGAAGACGAGGCACTTAACGGATGATTATACCAAACAAAAAATCTATTTTTGTCCACATCAACAAAACTGCTGGTAGCAGTGTTGAACATGCTTTTGGTGTTTACCCAGATGACCAGCATAACACAGCCAAAGAATATATAAAAGAATTAAGCTCTAGAAAGTGGTCTACTCATTTTACTTTTTCTTTTGTAAGAAACCCTTGGGATAGAATCGTATCTTGGTATCTCTGGACTAATAGATCAAAATTTTGGTATGACGGAATTCCAGACGATGACATGTTCCCACAAATGTCTGCTGGACATGGGGATTCAAGAGCCTACATAGATCATGGAGGGCATCCACAGGTTAAAGAGAATTGGTATTTAAATTTAAAACCTCAATTTTTGAAATTCTTAAAAACCATAGAGTCTACAAATGATATGTCACTCTATACAAACATTTATAAAAACAATAACAAAGGTAGATGGGTAGCTAATCAAATTAATTGGTTAAAAAATAACAAAGGTGAAATTGATTTTGATTTTATAGGAAGATTTGAAAATTTACAAGAGGACTTTGATAAAGTCTGTGACCAGTTAGATATCGACAGAAGACAATTAGCTGAAGCTAAAAAGTTAAACAAAAAGCCGCACTACTCTAAGTTCTATGATTCAAAAAGTATTGAATTAGTTAGAGAACTCTATCAAGAAGACATAGAATATTTTAATTATGAGTTTGAAGACCGAAAAAGAGCAACTGCATAAATGTAAAGTTTGCGATAAGACTTTCGCTACAGAAAGGTCTTTACATGCACATCTTAAAGCTCACAAGCTAAGACTTGCTGAGTATTATCAAACTTATTATCCACGTTATGATAAGCACGATGGAAATATAATTAAATTTAAAAACAAAGATTATTACTTTGAAAACGATTTTAACTCTCGTCAAAACTTGCGCCTTTGGTTGAAGGGGCAATCTAAGCCAGAAGCAAAAGAATACTGTCGAGAGTTATTAATTTCAAGAAAAGAAAAAAAAGACCTTATTTTTGCTCCAACTCAAGTAGAGCTAAGAACCTTAATGATGCCGCCAGTTCAAGTCTATAATTCCTTTTTCGATGATTATTATAAACTTTGCGAAGAGGTTGGTTTGATTTCTAGATATAAAAAACCCGAAGATAAAATCTCAGTAAAGAATCAGAGTAGCTCAAAAATATACGTTGACACAAGAGAACAGAAACCTTTAGATTTTAAAAACCTTAATAAACAAATTAAAAACTTAAAGTTTGGAGATTATGCTTTTAGCGATCAAGACTCTAACACTTATATAGAAAGAAAGTCTGTTTCTGATTTCATAGGTACACTTAGTGGCGGGTTTGACCGATTCACTAGAGAGATAGAAAGAGCAGGAGAAGCAGAAGCTTCCCTTATTGTATTGATTGAAGAAGATTTAAATAAGTGTAGATCATTTAATTTCTTACCCCATGTATCCAAGAAGATAAAGGCTACCCCTGAATACATATTTCACAATGTTAGATACCTAATTCAAGCGTACCCTCACTTACAATTTCTATTTGTTAAAGACAGAAAAGAATCGTCTAGAGTTATTGAAAAAATATTTTTAAGCAATAATACACACAAGTATTATGACTTGCAATACTGTTACGACATGAAAGTTTTATAAATATGAAAAATAATAAACCAATTGAATGGCTTGGTGGAACATTTACTTTTGATTTTCAAACTAGAGAATCAAGGCTGAAACCAATGGAAGAACATTTACTTCGCTTTAAAGGTAAGCGTAATTTAAAGTTTCTAGAAATAGGAAGTTGCGAAGGACAATCAACACTTTGGTTTTTAACTGAAATACTAACCGATCCAACATCAAAAATAACATGCATAGACCCTCACAGAGATGAGGATTGGTATAATAACCCAAACAACAAAACCAGAATTAAAACTGAAAATCAAAAAACAACTTACGAAGCATTTAAATCAAACATTTTAGATAAGTATGGCGACAAAGTTGTGTATCACAAAGATCGATCTGCCAATATACTTCCAGACTTAAAATCTAAATTCGATGTAATTTACATTGATGGAAATCATGAATTTTATCACGTTTACATGGATGGTAAACTTTCGATGAACTTACTGAAAAAAACAGGCTTTATAATGTTTGACGACTATTCAGAAAAGAAAAATAGCGCAGTTTTTAAAGCTGTTGAACTTTTGAAGCAAGACAATATTATAACAAACCAACAAGTATTGCACGATAAGGATGTTCTTGTACTTAAAAATGCATCGTAATGTGGTACGCTCAAGAAAATGAGAAGACTTTTGAGGACTTAAACAAAGAGTTCTTAAAGGTTAAAGGAAACCTTGAAGGAAAAGAGGCTAGGATAACTCTAGCTAAATTTCTTCGGGCAAACTTAGGCATAACAACTGAACTCATATCTGGAATAAAGTTAGCCCCCTTTCAAGAAATAATGCTGAAAGGGATGCTCAATAAAAACTTCAGTATGCTTGTTCTTGGTCGTGGCTGCGGTAAAACTTTTATTGCTTCTGTGTTTTGTTTTCTACAATGCATTTTTGAACCTGGCACCAAGATACTAATTGCTGGCCCTACATTTCGTACTGCTCGTTTTATCTTTAATAATTTAGAGAAGCTGGTCGAGTCTAAAGGTGCAGAGCTTTTGTCTCAAGCTTTTGGTGTAAAAGCTAAACGCAATGATCAATTTGAATGGCAGATTAATGGCGGCTCTATAACAGCTATTCCTTTGAATGGCGAAAAGATTCGTGGCTTCCGTGCAAATATTCTAGTTCTTGATGAGTATCTTTTGTTACCAGAAGATATTATCAATACGGTTCTCATGCCATTCCTTGTTGCTCCTCAAAATATGAAAGAGCGTTTAGAGATAAGAGAGGTAGAAGACAAGCTTATCGCTGAAGGCGTAATGACTGAAGATCAAAGAATGAAGTTTGAAAACAATTCAAAAATGATAGCTTTGTCTTCCGCAAGTTATACTTTTGAAAATTTATACAAGACTTATAAAGAGTGGGTTCAAAATATTTACAGTAAAGAAAAAGAAAGCGATACGAGTTATTTCATAAGTCAACTAAGCTATGAAGCGTTGCCTACAGAAATGATAGATACAACAGTGATCGAAGAAGCTAAAAATGGCGGAACTTCAAACGCTTCTTTCCAACGAGAATACTGTGCTCAGTTTACAGATGGCTCTGATTCTTACTTTAGCGCAAAGAAAATGCACGAGTGTACAATTGAAGATGGGCAAATTCCAACGGTCAGGATAAAAGGCTCTACAGAAGATAAATATATTATTGCGATTGACCCCTCGTTTTCTAACAGTCCAAGCTCTGACTACTTCGCGATGTCAGTGATAGAGATAAACGAAGAGAATCAAACAGGAACACTTGTTCACAGTTATGCGGTAGCGGGTGGAGACCTAAAAGATCATATAAGTTATTTAAATTATTTAGTGGAAAGCTTTAATGTTGAAATGCTTATAATTGATAATGCAGGTTCTCAATTTATAGATAGTTGTAATGAGTCTGAAATATTTTCTAAAAACCTAGAGTTCTTTGAATTCAATAGTGATGCGGAAGGTTCTGATTATCAAAAACAAATTACTAAAGTCAAGAAAGATTACAACAAAGAAAGCGGTAAAATCTGTTTCAGACAAATCTTCACATCAAACTGGCTCCGTAAGGCAAACGAACACCTTCAGGCTTGTATTGATCATAAGCGAATTTGGTTTGCCTCAAAAGCTACGGCAAATGGGCCTATCTTTAATTCAATGACATCTCAAAGGATTAACCTTGACTTGCCAAAAGGAGAAACAATACTGGACTTTATAGAAAATCAGGATAACTTAATATATCAGACTAAAAAGCAATGTGCGTTAATTGAAGTAAAAAGCACAGCAAAAGGCACACAAACATTTGATTTACCGCAACATTTGAAAAGAAATACTTCAGCCAACAGAGCAAGGCGAGATAACTATACCACACTAATGCTTGGTGTTTGGGCGTTGAAGTGCTACTTTGATATAAAAGGTGTGCAACAGGAAGAATTTAGTGACACTTTTTCTCCCATGATGCTTTAATTTGTGTAAATATTTAAAATAAAATAAAGTTTAGCAATGGAACAAAATAACAAAAAAGCACCGAAACAAGCAAAAAGTGCTAAAAAGCCAGCAAAAAAGGCGGCTCCTAAAATGGAGGAATCGGTGGCATCTAGTGCCACCCCTTTGTTTACTGAGGAAATAGTCGCAACTTCCACGAGAAGAAACAAAGCTGGAAGTATTCATAGAACCGACAGGTTTAAGAATATTACCGATGGAGTAGTTCCATACAAGTATACATACGGCGTAACTAATAAATCTAATCTAGACATTAGAGACACCGTTATTCTTTGTCAAAAAGCTTATTACAACTTTGCTATATTTCGTAATACAATTGACATGATGACAGAGTTTTCTTGTTCTCCTATTTTTTACAGAGGGGGAAGCAAGAAGTCTAGAGATTTCTTTGAGGCTTTATTTAATAAAAACAATTTAAGAAGTTTCATGGACAAGTTTTTCAGAGAGTATTATCGCTCTGGAAACGTTTTTGTTTATAGGTTTGATGGCAAGGTTTCAAATGATGATTTAAGAAAGCTTACTCAAACTTTTGGTTCAAATGGCGTGTATGTTAACCTTCCTTTGAGGTACATGATTTTGAATCCAGCCGACATTCAAATTCAGGGCGGCTTGAATTTTACAACTGGTAATTACTTTAAAATCTTAACTGACTACGAGCTAAACAGACTTAGAACTCCAAAGTCAGAAGAGGATGTTGATGTTTATAATAGTCTTCCTCCAGAAACTAAAGAACAGATTAAAAACACAAAAGGCAATTCTGTTTTGATGCCTTTAAGCTCTGAAAAGATCAAAGCTATATTTTATAAGAAGCAAGACTATGAGCCATTTGCGGTTCCTATGGGTTATCCAGTTTTAGAAGATATCAACTGGAAAGCTGAGATGAAGAAGATGGATATGGCTATCGCAAGAACCATGCAGCAAGCAATCCTTCTTGTGACAATGGGAACAGAGCCAGACAAGGGTGGTGTTAACCCTAAGAATTTAGCAGCTATGCAAGACCTCTTCAAAAATGAATCTGTAGGAAGAGTTCTTATTGCCGATTACACTACCGAAGCTAAATTTGTTATTCCTGACATTGGAAACTTACTTGGGCCTCAAAAATATGAAGTAGTAGATTCTGACATTAGAATTGGCTTACAAAACATTCTTGTTGGAGATGAGAAGTTTGCGAATCAATCAATTAAGACAGAAGTATTTTTAGCTAGACTAAATCAAGCTAGAGAAGCATTTATAAATGAATTTTTACTTCCAGAGATTAAAAGAATCTCTAAGGAAATGGGATTCAAGAATTACCCAATGCCATGCTTTGAAACTTTTGCTCTTGGTGATGACATGACATCATCTAAGATTTATAACAGACTTGTTGAGTTGGGTGTTCTCACTCCAGACGAAGGAATAACAGCTATCGAGACAGGAAGACTTCCAGACCCAGAAGAATCTCTTGAGTCTCAAAACAAATTTAAAGAACTAAGAGACAAAGGTTTATATCAGCCTGTTATCGGAGGAAAGAAAAACGGAGGAGGCGGCAGACCACAGGGAACTGGCACTCCTCAAGAAACTAAGAATGTTAGCCCGATAGGTCAAGGCGAACAAAGTCAAGCTTATTATAGTTTGAGAAAAGTTTCTGATAATCTTATTTTATCTAATCAATTGATGTCGCGGGTGGAGGCTTCTTTAAGAAAGCTACATAAAATCAAAAGATTAAATAAAAGACAAAAGGAAGTGGCTCAAGGTATTACTGAAGTTATTGTTGCGAACGAGGAACCTAAAAATTGGATTAAGAGTATAGACAAGTATCTTACTAATCCAGTTGATGATAATGAGGAAAGAGTTTCTCAAATTAGGGATATAGCGCAGCACCACCAAGTTGATTACTATTTAGCCAGTATTCTTTTAGCTAGTGAGCAGAAGAAAGAATCTGACAATGGCAAGAAATAGAGTCAGCTACGGCGTACAAGACGTATTTTTTGGATCGCCAGAAGGAGTAACTGATATCAGGGTCACTGGTGTTTCTGGTGACAATTCTGATGGGTATCAACTTCTTAGTCGGCTTTACAGGGTTCAGGATTTTAATTATAGTTTTGAACTTCCAAAAGAACAAGTTTCTGTACTAGGAAGAACCTCTAGTGTTAACAGTCAACTAACTGCTCCTCCTTCTGTTAATGTTAATTTCAGTTATATATCCGATGGGATAAATAACGAAAACAGAATGGGATTTAGTTTAAGGAAGAGTCGGGTTGAAACTCCAGTTCAATTTATATCTGGACTATTTGATAGGTTAACAGATAGAAAAAATATTTATCTTCAAATTTCTCAAACTGGAGAAGAAGTAAGAAGTCAAAGGGCTGGTTATCCAAAGCCGCTATTTCCAACTGGACATCTTATTACAGGTCAGGTCGCTGACCCTAATGCTTCTAATTATGATTATTTAATTTTTCAGAATTCTTATATTAATAGTTATTCTGTTAGTTTGGGTGTTGGTGAATTGGTTACTGTGAGCGTGGGTGCTGTTGCTGATAACGTTTTCATGAAAAGCGATATCCAAGGTAAAGGCGTACCCTACATAAATACACAAACAGCAGAAACTGGTTTCAGTGGCGTTGCACTTTTAGTTCCAGATCATTTTAAACCAACCAACATAGAAAACCCATCGACTCCATTTGTACCTAGTAATATAGATTTACAACTAACCAAAAGAAGCGACACAGGTATTAAGTTTGAAATAGATACAGTTCAAAGCTGTTCTGTTTCTCTCGGTTTGGAAAGAGAAAATATTTCTTATTTAAATTATAAACTTTACGATGACAGACCTTTGAATTTACCCGTTCAAATCAGTGTCGATTTAAGTTATTTAACTTCGGGGAGTTTAACTGGTAATCTTTATGAAGATTTTGTTTTGGACGATCAATATGATTTAAATGTAACATTTAAAACTGGTTTGGGTGTTCAGCACATGGTTTATGATATTTCTGGTTTGAGATTAGCGTCTGTGGATTTTTCATCTGCCATCGGCTCTAATAAACAAAGTTCTCTTAATTTTGTGGGGGATTTTGATTTAGATGATAATGATAAGGGATTTTTCGTCAGCGGAAGTGTAATGAATATAGAGTCTTTACAAATAGTTGTTACAGACGGAGGGGTAGACAAAAACGTTGTTACGGGTGTAAGTGGGGTTAGTACGACTGCATCGCCTTTTTTACAACCACAATATTAAAAGAATTTTAAAATGGCTACAATAGAATTAAGAGATTTAAATCCAGCGGAGTTTAACAATAATTTAATTGTTCATGGTAGACTTGGTGTTGGGACAGATTCGCCAACGGCAAAGCTCCATGTCGATAATACTGGGGGTGGTGATGATATTAAATTTGAAACCAGCACAGATCATGATCTTAATTTTGTTCTTGAAGCTGGCACATCCAACAATCAATTTTCATTTAGAATACCAGATGAGGTTGATAGGTTAGAGTTTATGTCTGATAGCAACATCAGAATGACTCTTCTTGATAACGGCAACTTTGGCATTGGTCTTACCTCACCAGGTCAACGTTTTGCGGTCAAAGATGGAAATTCGTTGATAGCTTTTGCTGAGTATAATAACGGTGCTAATATATGGCTGGATGGCTCCAATGGAGACCTTGCTGGAGGAGATTATTATAATATATTAGCTGACGGAACCACTGCATTGCGTTTCGGTTATGGGGGTGTGAGCAAAATTACAATGCTGGCTGATGGTAGTCTGGGCATCGGGGAATCCGCCCCCAGCAAAAAGCTTTCTGTGAATTCTGGTTCAACTGGAACAGTGGCGGAATTTAAATCTACTGGCACGACTGCGAAAATACAATTTAACAATTCGGGTGGTAATGGATGTTTTATCGGCTCTAATAACGATAAGCTGCTCTTTCAGACAAATAGCACTAATAGAATAGCAATTACGAATGCTGGCGACATTGGGTGTGGGACGACTACACCAGATGCACGAATTGAGATTGTAAGCGATGGATCAGATGACGCTGGAGCACATTTACGTTTAACACACGCAAACAACAACTCTACCGACGTAGTTTCTACTGTTAATTTTTCAAACAATAGTGGCTCTGTAGCGAAGATAGTAGCTGGAACCACAGGCGCAAACAACACTGGGTATATTAGCTTCTTTACTGATAATGCTGGAACATCATCAGAAAAGATGAGAATCCTTGCGGATGGCAAGATTGGCATCGGGACAAGCGCGGCGGCGGCTAATTTA